AAGCAGTCGCGACGGCCGTGGCCGATCTGCGGGCTGGCGTTGCCGCGGAATCCAAACGGATCGCCGCGATTCGCAAAGCTTGCGCCGGCAAGTTTGACGAGATCGAAGCTAAGGCCATCGACGAAGGCTGGGACGAGACCCGGACCGAACTTGAAGTCTTGCGCGCAAGCCGTCCCACCGGTCCAGCCATTCACGCCAGCGAGCATCAACCGCTGGCCACGGACCTGCTACAGGCCGCGGTCTGCCAAGCCGGCCGGCTGGAAGGCATCGACAAGCAGTTCGATGCGAAGACCCTGGAAGCCGCCGACAAGCGGTTCAAGGGGCGGATCGGCCTGCAAGAGATGCTGCTCGAAGCCGCCTGGACCAACGGCTACACCGGCCGTTCGTTCCGCGGCGATATGCGCGGCATTATGCAGGCCGCGTTCAGCACGTTCAGCCTGCCGGGCATTTTGTCGAACGTCGCCAATAAGTTCCTGCTGCAATCGTTCGACGCCGTCGAATCGACGTGGCGGGCGATTTCAGCCATCCGCCCGGTGAACGACTTCAAGCAGGTGACGAGTTACCGGCTGACCGGAGCCTTCGAGTATGAGGAAGTCGGCCCGGACGGCGAACTGAAACACGGGAAGGTCGGGGAGGAATCGTTCACGAATCAGGCGAAAACTTACGGCAAGATGTTTTCGCTCACGCGGACGGACCTCATCAACGATGACCTGGGAGCATTGACCGCCGCACCAACCCGGCTCGGCCGCGGTGCAGCCCTTAAGCTCAACGACGTATTCTGGAAGGCGTTTCTCGATAACGCCACGTTCTTCACCACCGGGCGCAAGAACTACGCCTCGGGAACCGATACGGCCCTGTCCATCGACGGCCTGACCAAGGCCGAAACGATGTTCCTCGACCAGACCGACCCTGACGGCCACCCGCTGGCCCTCATGGCGGAAATTCTGCTCGTGCCGAACGGTCTGTTCACCCAGGGAACGCAGTTGATGAACGCAACCGAGATTCGCGACACGACAGCCAGTAACAAGTATCCGACGAACAACCCGCATACCGGGAAGTTCCGCGTGGAACGGTCCAGCTATCTGGCGAACGCCCTTTACACCGGCTACAGCGCCAAGGCGTGGTACTTACTCGCCGATCCGGCGAACCTGCCGGTCATCGAAGTGGCGTTCCTCAACGGCCAGGAGCGTCCGACCGTGGAAAGTGCCGACGCCGACTTCAATACGCTCGGCATCCAAATGCGCGGCTACCACGACTTCGGCGTCAGCAAACAGGATTACCGCGCCGCCGTGAAAATGAAGGGCGAGGCGTAATTCCCCGGTCTGCGATCCATTCCCACACCTAACACGGGCGCATGCCCATAATCAGGAGAATTCAAGATGAGTGCGACAGCCGTTTATCGGTACGAAGGATGCAAAATCGACTACACGCCCGACGCGGCGGTATCGGCCGGCGACGTGGTCGTCCAAGGGGACTTGGTGGCGATTGCCACCCGCGACATCGACGCCAGCAAGCTCGGTGCCTTGGCCACAGAGGGCGTCTTCGAGATTCCGAAGGCCAGCGGCGCGGGGACGGCCATCGCCTCCGGCAAGCGGGTTTACTGGGATGCCACCAACAAACAGGCGACCGAAAGCTCGGGCGGCGCGGTAAATAAGCTGCTCGGTACAACGGTTCTCGCCGCAGCCGATGCCGACACGACCGTCCAGGTGAAACTGGCCGGCGAAGTGGACCCCGATCCGCTCCGCTATGCCAGCGTGGCCGCGAGCGCCGCGGTGAGCAACACCACCACAGAAACGGCCTTTGACAAATCCCACACGATCAAAGCCAACACGTTCAAGGTGGGCGATGTGTTGCGGGTCCGGGCGCAGGTTATCGCCACAGCGACCAACGGCACCGACACACTGAACCTGAAGCTGAAGATTGGCTCCACGGTGATCGCTGCGACCGGAGCTATTGACGTCGCCAATAACGACATCGGCTATATCGACGCCCTGATTGTCGTCCGGACGATTGGAGCATCGGGAACGATGGTCGCCACCGGCGTCCAGGGACTCGGCGCGGAAGGGACCGTTACGGCCAAGCCGTTCAAGCTGGCCAGCGCGGCCCTCGATACAACCGCCGATCAGACGATTACCGTCTCGGCGACGTGGTCGGTGGCCAGTTCCAGCGATAGCTGCCGGCTCGATGTACTGGCGGTTGAACGATTGTCGCAATAAGGAACCAAGCCGTGGCAGACCTCCTGCAAGATGCGAGCGCGTGGCTCACCGACCAGTTACAGGCCCATGCCAGCCGGCCGGTGACTTATTCGCGCGATAGTGTCTCCGCAGAGGTCAACGCCACGATAGGCAAAACAGTCTTCGAGACGACCAACGAGTTCGGCCTCGTGGAACGCTGGGAGTCCCGGGACTTCCTGATTCCGGCGGCGGCGCTGGTCCTCGACGGCACGGCGACATTACCGGCTCGCGGGGACGTGATCCGCGAAACCCAGGGGGCGACGACGTTCGTTTACGAAGTCCTCGCACCCGGCAAGGAACCGCATTACCGGTATTCGGACACGTTTCGGACGCTGTGGCGGATTCACACGAAACTGGTGGGAACGGAGGCCGTTTAAGTGGCTGCGATCACGGATATTGCTGACGCGCTCGTGGCCGAACTGAACGGGCATAGTTTCAGCCTGCCGTTCACTGCGGTGCGGGCTTACGTGCCGCAGTACGAACTGTCGGAAATGAACACGCTGCACGTCACGGTCGTGCCCAAATCGCGAACGAAAGCCGCAGCCGGCCGCGTCCCACGTACCAGCGAACACACGATTGACGTTGCCGTGCAGAAAAAGCTGGCGGGCGAGGGGACGTCCGACGCCGATCCGCTAATGGGTTTGGTCGAGGAGATCGACGCCTATTTCGACATCGGCAAACGGCTGGCCTCGTATCCGAACGCCGTCTGCGTGGCGGTTGCCAATCAGCCGATTTTCTCGCCGGAGCACTTTGAGCAATTCCGGCAGTTTACCAGCGTCTTGTCGCTAACATTTCGCGTTGTGGGGTGAAATATGGCCAATAACGTCATTATGCGAACTGTGGCGGTCACCGACGTCTGGCAACCCCTGGCCAGCGAGCGGACGATTTGCTCAGTCACGATCAGCACGCCGCCAACCAACGGTGGCACGGTCTTATTCGACGCCGAAGGCCAAGTTGTCTTCTGGGTGCCCGGCGAATGGCATGAGTTCCAACACATCGATCTTGCGACGATCAAGATCGCGGGTAATTTCAGTGATTCGGTCACCATTATCGGAGGAACATGGTAATGGGATATTACGGCGGTTCCAGCGGCAGCATCGTGGTCCCGGACGGCTCGGTCACGACCGATAAGTTAGCCGACCAAGCGGTGACGGCCCAGAAAATCAGTGACGGTGCCGTCGGGCTCAGTCAATTGGCTCCAGGGATCGCGGCTAAGCACAACGTCACCTATTATCCGCCTGGACCGTCTGACGATGAGTCGCAGGGCTACTCGGTCGGCTCGCAATGGTTCGACACAAATACGGCCATCTTGTACGTCTGCACCTACGCGGCCACTTCGAACGCGAGTTGGTACACGATTAATTCGTATCCGCCCGATGACAGTGTCTCGACATCGAAGCTTCAATATGGCGCAGTCACTACGGACAAGATCGCCAGCTGCGCGATCACGATTGGCCAGATGGATGCCGGGAGTGTCGGCAGCAGCCAACTGCAAAACAATGCCGTGTACCACGATGCGATTGACTACGGCGCAGTCTGGGGCGACAAGCTGGCCGCGCCCACCTTCGACCAACGGGGCGGCGTGGTCGCCTGCTCGTTTGATGCGACTGTGACCGCCTCCGCGCTGGACCCATCGTCGAATGATCCCGATGCGCCCCAATTGGCCGCGACGCAGGCCGCATTGACGAATATCGAACAGAAATTGATCACGATCATCAACGGCCTGGCACAAACGGGCATCTACTACCCCTAATGGGAGAACATCATGGGATTCAAACTGGGCCTGGAAGCCAAACTGTATCGCAATACGGGCACCTATGGCACGCCGAGTTGGAACGAAATCACGAACGTCAAAGACTTAACGCTCAATCTCGACAAAGGCGAGGCTGACGTGACAACGCGCGGCAACAATGGCTGGAAAGCCACGGTCGCCACGCTCAAGGACGCCTCGATTGAATTCGACATGGTCTGGGACACGGCCGACGCGGATTTCACCGCGATCAAAGACGCATGGCTCAATAACACGACGATTGAGCTGGTGGCCTTGGACGGCGATATTGCGGTCGCTGGTCACCAGGGACTCCGGGCCACGATGATGGTCACGAAATTCAGCCGTAAGGAATCACTCGAAGAGGCGCTCATGGTCAGCGTTTCCGTCAAACCGACGTATGCGGCCAATGCGCCGACTTGGCACACGACAACCTAATGTGGGCATGTAAGGAACCGTATGAAACTCTTCACCGATAACCAGGGCCGCGAGTGGCAAATTGCCATTACGGTCGATTCGATTCGCCGGGTCCGTGACTTGCTTACGGTCGATCTGTGCCAGCCATTCGCCGGCGACCCGCCGCTACTCACCCGGCTCGACACCGACATCGTGCTGTTGTGCGATGTGATTTATTGCCTCGTCAAGCCTCAGGCCGACGAACGCAAGCTGACGAGCGAACAATTCGGCGCATCCCTTGGCGGTGATGCGATCCGTGCGGCCCACGACGGCCTGATGGAGGAATGGGAAGCTTTTTTCCAGAGCCTTCGCCGGGCCGAAATGGCGAAGGCGATCCAGAAACAGGCCCAGATTGTCAAAAC